CTCTTTCATGCTCATGCCGCCAGCAAACGGAAGGTTTTGATCGCCAACAAAGTCGCTAGAAGCAAACTCAGTAATGTTGAACAGATCAGCATAACCAGCCGGGTTCATGGCGAGGTAACGATTACCGTCCTCAGGAATGTCTGCCGAACCAAAGGTTTCGAACAGAGTCAGGAGGTCAGCTTTCACCAAAGCACCAGTCGTGTCAGCAATAGCCGTGCTGTTTGCGCCGCTATCCATAGCAGTGTAAATCAGCTCGTCAGTTTTGCGACCCAGTGCATATGCAGCAGATTGAGCAACAGCTTGACGCTCATCAATATTAGTTTTGATTTCGTCCAGCTTGTCGATGTATTCCGGTGCATAGTGATCCGTCAAAGTAACAGTTACGTTACTGTGAACCAGACGATCACCAGATGAAGGGCTAGACATTGTAGTAACGTCAGCACCACGGCTTTTGGTGTTTGCTGCACCTTTGCCGATTTTTTGGAATTTAGCAGTAGAACCTACGACCCCAGTGGCTTGGCGGACGGTGTTGCGAAGTTTCGAACCCATACGCTGATATGCCAAGTGAACCTCAGATTCAAACTGCGTGATAAAGGCTTGATCAATAGTATTAGCCATTGTTTATCTCCAGTTTAGAGTTTCAATTATGTCAGGATTGGTTGTCCGAGCATCGCATCATCTGGTTATCCGTTTCCGGGCCATCCGCTATCTACGGGCCGCTAACAAGGGAATAATGCCTTAAATGTTGTATTTTGGCAACAAAAAAGAAACACCGCCTACTAGGGGAGAGGCGGTGCTTCAGAGGGTCTTGCGTAATTATTTATTTATATAGCTTTGCAAAGCCTTCGTCAACTTGCCTGACAAAAGCTGCATCACGACGAGTATTGTCCCAGTAACGTGGGTCTTTCATCATAGACTCAAGTTCTTGGCGGCCAAGCACTGTTGGCGTTGTTGCATCTCCACTAACGCTACCGCTTGATAGCGCAGACATAAAATGTTCAAGCAGTTGAACGCCTTCGGCAGTTTCGCCCATACGCATAACTTCTTGCTCAAACTCTGCCGGAAGATTTTTTTGCGACCACAATGCAACAGCCTCAATACGTGCGTTTGCATTATCACCAAGCTTTTCAATCTCAGCATCCAAGTCAGGCTGTGGAGGCATCATTCGTGAAAGACCTTCATTAAACTCATCTTGGCTAAAACCATTTTCCCAAGCAAAGTTTGACCACCACTCAATATTGGGATCAGTTGCAAGTTCATCCATGCCCTCCGGCAGGGTGTAGTCACCAGCTTTTTCAGGGCGATTGGCAAAAGCTTCCGACTCGATTTCATTCATAATCGACTCACGAAGTTCTGACTCACCCTTACCTAGTTTACTTTCTAATGAGGAGTAGGAATTAACCAAGTCCTCTGGTGTGTTAAATTTTTCGGGAAGCCACTCAGGGCGGCTTTCGGCTACCTCAGTCGTTACGGCTTCAGGTGCTTCAGCTGGTGCTTCCACATTATCTGTTGCTTCACTCATTTACTTTCTACCTTTTCTGCGTGTTTAATGCGCCGTTCAATTAGCGCGACTATAAAGCGTTGACCCTCCAAGTGTCGGAGTTCGCCATCGCTAATGCCTCCGCCAGCTACAGCGTCAAGCGTGACTGACCGCAGATAACCGAGAACCTCTTTCCCTGCCGGATTATTAAACAGGGCTTTGATGTCTTGCGAGATTTTTTCATCCTCTTTTTGCGGGCGAGGATACCCGTCTACTCCAATATGTGACATTTATACCACACCGCCTTGCTGCTGCATTTGCGCCATCATTTGTTGCATTTGTTGAATCTGATCTCTGTCAGCTTCATCTCGAATAAGATTATCTGGCACACCAAACTTCTTCGCCAAATACACAGCGGCCTCTTCCGAATCCACGAGAAGATTAACCATGTCCGGCCCAAAGTTACCGCCGACAACCTCAAGGAAACGAGCAACAGTTGTGATGTCCTGATTAGATTGGGCTTGCGCCAAAGGAGATACACTCCGTATTTTTACTTCGCGACCATTAACTGTTGGAAGATCAATGCGGCCTTGCTTCCGCAAAATGTACACTACACGCTGTAGAATTGGCTGCACCATCTCTGCTTGCAAGCGACCAAAGGCAGAACCAATACGGCGGCTCAAGTCAGCCATGCGTTCCGCAATCTCGGTAGCAGTAGCAGGGGTGCGGTTGGGATCACCAAGCATATCATTATATAACGCACGTTTGATATTCAAGCGCATGTCGTTAAGAACAAGATTGGCAACATCAAAACTTCCGGCGGCAGCAATCGGCTGCAAGCCGCCTGAACCCGGCGCTTTAGGTATAACAGTTCCCGGCACAAGGTTGATAGTATCGACATTAATAATTCCGTCATCATCCATTTGATAGATACCAGAGATTGCCATTTGTGCATTCTCTAGTACAAGCTGAATTGTAAGATTAGTTGTTTTAATTGCAGACAATGCGTTTACCAACGGGCCGCGACCATACACTTCGCCAGAAGCCTTCGACCAACGGAAACAAATAAACGGATTACTACCCACACCCTCAAAAATTTCTTGATAGATTAACTCACCATGGGTCTTGTCAATAGCATAGTATCCATAACGCTCTTGGTTAGGTTTGTCATACAAGCGGCATACAACCTCAAGAATTTTACATTTCTCATCGGGTTTTTTATTTGCCATATCCTGTGTCTTTTGCGACAGCTTTGCTTTGGGATAAACAATACTAATATCAGAATGGCGAACTTCACGCTCACGATACACATGGTCGATTCGATCATCCGGCCCGTTCTCAAGAACTACCTTAGGAAGTGGAATTGCACTAAACCGGATTGGGTTTACTGCATCACCTTCTTCCACCAGCAAGCAACCAGTTCCGACAGCCAAGTCCATAAATGATTCATGCACCTCTTGAGCAAAGTTGCTGTTTGCAAGAATCTCAAAAATATATTCAGTAACCTCATCAAGGCTATTGTTTACTTCATCAGCCTCTTCGGGCGGTACTTCTGAGCCAGCAACCAAATCAGACCACCGCGCAAAGTTAGGAACAAGACCAGACTGCAATCGCGATGCAAACTCTTGAACACCAACTACCGCAGTCTCATCAAAGATGCGATCATCACGGCGCTGACCCGGCGCATTAAAGTAAAAACCCTCGCGCTGTGGCAGGGCATAGTCATAGCACTCTTGAAACAAATCCTCGAAGGGTGTGCGTTGAGTCCGCGCAGTTTCGTATTTTTTAATATAATGTTTTGCAGTCTCGTGCATTTATCTAACCCTTAAAATATCCGCCAAAGAAACCAGCACCACCAGTAGGACTAGCAAGCAAAGCACGGCGACCAGTTTGGCGACGAAGCAAAGAAGCTTGTTGTTCAGCAGCGCGGCGGCGGCGTTGACGAATTTGCTGCAACACAGGCTGAACCTCTACATCAGCCTTTATTTTTTCTGTAATTTTTTCTATTTCTTTTGGTCGCTCAACTTGCCTTATTTGCCTTCTTTTAATATCTCTATGTTGAGACTTGCCACCTCTAATTGCGTTAGCCCTTATATCCGCTTCCGTGTAAGTATCAATTAATTCCTTGCGAAGAGCCTGAATAGTTCTTGGGTCTGAGCCAGCAGCTACAGCCTCTTTCAAAACTGGTTGGTCTTGAAGGAATGTTTGTATCTCAGATGTTCTTTTTTTATAGGCTGTTTCAAAAGCTTTTGTTTCTGCAGCTTTTTGAACACTAGGAGGGCGTTTATATGCTGGCTGTTTAACGGGCATAATTGTTCTAGCAACAGCAGAAGCAATATCAGGATCAACACCTTTATTTAAGTCAAGGCTTTGAATAAGGCTCAGTTGCTTGGCCTTCTGCTGTTCAGCAAGTTGCCTTCGACGCCTTTCTATCACAAAGGTAGGTAAGCCCATTATTTCATCCTATTCCAAAAACTTTGTTTCGTTTGTTTGGGTTTCCGTGTAAATATATCAAAGTCCCGCTTCATAGTAAATGGTTTAGCGGTTTTGTTATTTCCAAGGATTTCGCGTC